TTAGCTATTACGTTTTCGTTCTCGTTTTTGTCGCAGATCGAATAAGCTACTGATAAACAAGAAACATAATGCGCCAAGAGCACACCAGAATACCGCACTCAGCAACCACGCCAGCTCTTGCCATAAAGACCTGTGAGTGGTGAAGAAAAGCCGTAACAATAGCATGCAGCAGGGAGCTGCCATCATCGCTCCCAGCAACGGGTTAATTACCGCCCGACGGTTAGAGCAAAAACTGGCAACCGCGCCCGGTAAAATGAAGAACAAAAGTCCAAGTTCAGGATGCCCGGCGGCCCGAAACGCGCCTTTCATCTGCGTGGCAAGGAAAAGACACACAACGATAAACAGTACGAAACAGCAAATGGCCCCTGCCCAACTTCGTTTACGTTTCACTTGTTCCTCCTGATACTGTCTCTATCGAACACGCTTTTCGCCTGTAGTGCTCAGTGTGATAAAGCTGTTCAGCATTCCATGCTTAAATACGTCAACACATTTCTTATAGCCGTTGATACGTAATGATATTAAACTAGCTGAATATATAGCAGTGTTGCTTTTAGTGGGTGCGGTACAGGGCCGGTATCACCCTTAATTGGTACGCAAAACATTAGCCTAAATTACCATTTCTTTCAACAGCTTACTCGTAAACAAGAAGTTAGTCTCCGTGAATATAAACGTCGCAGAATTGTTAAACGGGAATTACATCCTGTTATTATTTGTGGTCCTGGCGCTCGGACTTTGCCTCGGAAAATTGCGTCTTGGTTCCATCCAACTCGGTAATTCCATTGGCGTTTTAGTCGTCTCCCTGTTATTAGGGCAGCAGCATTTCAGTATTAACACTGAAGCACTTAATCTTGGCTTTATGCTGTTTATTTTTTGTGTTGGGGTGGAAGCCGGACCAAACTTTTTTTCTATTTTTTTTCGCGACGGGAAAAACTACCTGATGCTGGCTCTGGTAATGGTCGGTAGCGCGCTGCTGATCGCCCTGGGCCTGGGTAAGCTGTTTGGCTGGGATATCGGCCTGACGGCAGGTATGCTGGCAGGCTCAATGACGTCAACGCCGGTGCTGGTAGGTGCCGGAGACACATTACGTCATTTCGGGATCAGTGGTACAGAACTCTCCTCCGCACTGGATAACCTAAGTCTCGGGTATGCCTTAACTTACTTAATTGGTTTGGTGAGTCTGATTGTCGGTGCGCGTTATCTGCCGAAGCTGCAACACCAGGATTTACAGACCAGCGCCCAACAAATAGCCCGTGAACGCGGCCTCGATACCGACGCCACGCGTAAAGTGTATCTACCCGTTATTCGTGCTTACCGCGTGGGACCCGAACTGGTCGCGTGGACTGATGGTAAAAATCTTCGTGAACTGGGGATTTATCGTCAGACGGGATGCTATATCGAACGTATTCGTCGTAACGGAATTTTAGCAAACCCGGACGGCGATGCTGTTTTACAAATGGGCGATGAGATTGCACTTGTCGGCTATCCAGATGCTCACGCCCGGCTTGATCCCAGCTTCCGAAATGGTAAAGAGGTATTCGATCGCGATCTACTCGACATGCGTATCGTTACCGAAGAAGTGGTGGTAAAAAACCACAACGCCGTTGGTAAACGCCTGGCACAACTGAAACTTACCGATCACGGCTGCTTCCTGAATCGGGTAATTCGCAGCCAGATTGAAATGCCAATCGATGACAACGTTGTACTCAACAAAGGCGATGTTTTACAGGTGAGCGGAGATGCTCGCCGTGTAAAAACCATTGCTGACCGCATCGGCTTTATCTCGATTCACAGCCAGGTCACCGACCTTCTGGCCTTCTGCGCCTTCTTTATCATTGGTCTGATGATCGGGATGATTACCTTCCAGTTCAGTTCATTCAGTTTTGGCATGGGTAATGCCGCCGGTCTTTTATTCGCCGGGATTATGCTTGGCTTTATGCGTGCAAACCACCCTACTTTCGGCTACATACCGCAAGGTGCGTTAAGTATGGTGAAAGAGTTTGGCCTGATGGTGTTTATGGCTGGCGTCGGTTTAAGTGCGGGTAGTGGGATCAATAACGGGCTTGGAGCTATTGGCGGCCAAATGTTGGTGGCCGGGCTTATTGTTAGTCTGGTACCTGTGGTGATCTGCTTCCTGTTTGGTGCGTATGTGTTGCGAATGAATCGCGCGTTACTGTTTGGCGCGATGATGGGCGCACGTACCTGCGCACCTGCAATGGAAATTATCAGCGATACCGCGCGTAGCAATATCCCTGCGCTGGGTTACGCAGGCACCTATGCCATCGCCAATGTTCTTTTAACGTTGGCAGGGACAATCATTGTTATGGTGTGGCCAGGACTCGGATAAAACTGAAGTTGCCCTGAAAAGAAAATTTTTTGCGTAATGCGCAGAACTTTTCCTCAAGGCGTCAGTCTTAATTAGTGCCACTGCTTTTCTTTGATGTCCCCAATTTGTGGAGCCCATCAACCCCGCCGTTTTGGTTCAAGGTTGATGGGTTTTTTGTTGCCTGAAATTTAAGCTGTTTAAAATCATGATGTTAGAAACACTGTTTTTTAACGATGGCGACAAAATGGCGGCAGCGTCAAAGAGAGAGCGCCACCTGTCCTGATTTCATTGGATGCGGCTGAACCGGATTTGACTCTTTTGGCGTTGCAATCGAACGAACAAAAGTTTCATGGGTAACAAAAGTATGGCTGCAGTTAATGTTCTGGCACTGGTTGTAACGCTCTTTGGTCAATGAAGATACCTGAAAACTGCTGCGAGTATGGGCGGCACTTCCACACAGTGGGCAAATCATCATTTTTCGAGTTCTCCCCATTTTTGCTAAATTCACAATAATGATACCGCATTATTCCATTTTGCAAACTTAAAAGTTCTCCATTGCGAAGAATCATTCCATTTCGAAATCATCAATCCTCACTTCAAGCTCCAGACTGGTTGTAAAACCGTTATCGGGGCTGACGGTATGCGTCAGAGTCGTAATGGTCCATTCCGCATCATCTATCGGCTGTTTAAAGCCACTGACTTTCACTGGCATTTCCGTGTAGAGATCTGCCCGACCTTCTGCCAGTTGTAGCGAGAATGACGCAACGCCGCGTTGCAGGCGTTCCCACTGCATTTTCGCCGCCCGTTCGGCGTTGCTCCGGTTGGCATAGGTGCGATTAAGTACCAGCACGTTTTCATCTGTACCCACCAGGTAATCGCCCTGCTTCGCTTCCGGCTCTTTCTTCTGCTTCTTAGTCCTGCGCTTACGCTTCACCGTGGTGCTTTCATTCTTCGCGGGTTCGCGGGTATGCAACCAGCTGGCAATTACGCCCGTGTAGGCTCCGCGATCTGCCAGGGTAAAGCGGTGACTGTCGCCGTCCTTACGTGTGATAGTGATAACCGGTAGTGGTTTACCGCTGGCGCTTTTACCCTGTCCCTGCCGGATGAATAACAGATTGCCATTTTTCACCGACGCAATAGCACCGTACTGGCGCGCCAGCCGCATCAGAAAACTGCCGTCACTCTCATTGGTCTGGTCTATATGTTCCACGGGTTTATCTGACAGGTCTTTACCCAATGCCATCTTCAGTTTGTGCCGCACAGCTATTTCCTTCACCACTTCCCCGACGGTGGTCTTGTGCCACGACTTTTCACGGCGGGTATTCAGCGTTTCACGAAAATCAGCACTTCGCGCCCGGATAGTCAGGCGGTCCGGTGCGCCAGTGTGTTCAATCTCGTCCACCGTGAATGCCCCTTTCGGGAAAAGCGGCTGCCCCTTCCAGCCCAGCGCCAGCGTAATAACCGCACCACGGCGCGGCAGCACGATTTTTCCGTCGGCGTCGTCCAGCTCCAGATCAAGCTGGTCCGCTTCAAAGCCCCGATTGTCCGTCAGCGTCAAACTCATCAGGCGGTTATCCAGCACAGTGGTGATATCCCTGCCCTCAATACTGATGCTGAATGCGGGAGTTTTGTTGCCTTTGTTAAGCAGTTCAGAGCTGAAATTCATGACAGCAGCCCTCCCACCGTTTTACTGATATCGCTTAAGGCAGACGTTGCTGTGTCCTGCAGATTATTCAGTTGCGCACTGAGATCACCGAATATATCGGACAGGGATTCATCCACCCGTTTGAGCGACAGGGTGAACTCAATCCGGCGCGGCATACCGTCGCGGAAAAACTCCGTTTTAGTCTGATTCAGTCCCTCAATCACATACATGCCATAAATCGTGCCACTGCCTTCAATCAGGGGCCATGCTTTCCCCTGTTCTGCCATCTGCTCCAGTGCCAGCAACGACAGCCTGCCACCTGTTATCTCCGGCATAAGAACACCGGAAAGCGTCAGCATGTCGTTGTCCGGTCCCAGAAACTGCGTGGACGGACGTCGGTTTACCCGGCTGTTTGCCGCATGTCGCCAGCTGCGTTGATACTGCAGCTCCTGATACGGCACGGTGCGCAGCATAAACACGTACAATCCCAGCACCATCATCATGCGTCGTATCCCCCCTGATCGCTGTAGTTACTCCTGGCTTTTGCCTTCAGCCTGCGTTCACGTTCATCAAGCTGGCGGGCCACCTCCCGCGCAATATCCTGCGCACTTTGTCCTGGCTGTGTCTGGATGATGATCTGCGTCGGTGCTTCAATCCGGTAAATGGGCGGCACAGTAGCTGCACGACTCACCATCGCTTCACCGCCTTTTGCGGGAAGCGCCAAAGGATGCAACGGTGGAAGCTCTGCTGGCGCGGCAGCAACACCCATCATTCCGGCGACAACGGCAGCCAGTGCAGCTGTATTTCTCCGGCTGGTCACGTTTGCCGGGCCGTTAACAATTTCCGGCCCGTTTTCACCGACGATGCCAAACTGCCCGCGCGGGATATAGCCGCCGCTGTCATACATCCCCGCAAAGCCATATCCCCATGACGGAAAATCACCCGATGGCATCATCACTTTACCGTCTGCATTCACCGTCGCAGGTTGCTGACGCGTCACGCTTTCCGGCAGTTTCGCCTTTGCAGCCTCTTTACTGACAATGCCGAGTTTCTCCAGCAACCAGGAAACGCCGGATTTCAGGGAGTCCAGCGGATGCATGACCATATTCAGCCCTTCTGCCAGTGCCTCCCCGAATCGTCGCCCCATTGCCGCTGCGCTCTGCAGTTCGGCAGAGGTCGACTTAACGGGCGTCAGCAGATCAGTAAACCAGCCCCACAGCGCCTGCACTTTGTCGCCAATCCACTGGAACACGGGCTTAAGCGGTTCGAACGCTGCACTGATGGGACCTGCCGCCGCTTTGAATCCTTCCACCACGCCACCGAGAAATGCGGTGATGGGTTGCCAGTATTTCCAGACAACCAGCGCCACGCCCGCCAGTGCAGTAACCACAAGACCTATCGGACTGAGCAGAGCACCTAACAGACCAGATATGGCATACAGGGCAACGCGCAGCATCGCCAGTGGACCAGATGCCAGTACTCGCAGCACCGTGCCTGCGGCGGCCAGTCCACCGCGCAGTACCGCCAGAGGATTCATAAACATCACAGCAACAGCACATAAACCGGATAATCCAGACCGCAAAAGTGCAACCGGCGCACCTGCTACAGTTTTCAGGACATTTCCCGTCAGTGATGCCGTGCGGCGCAAAGACGACAACGGCGCAGTAAGTAAACCTGCGGCGTTGCCCGATGAAGCAAGCCCGCGTCGCAGCAGTGCCAGTGGCGCGCCAGCCAGCCAGGACAACGCGCTGCTGGTTCGAGTTACTGCTGCCGTAACGGAAGATAACGTTTTGATACCCAACACAGAGAATCCCAGACGGATCACTGCCAGCGGCCCCAGCACTGCAGCCAGCGCCACCGCTAAGGTGCCGAGGCCGACGGTAACCGCAGCCACAACAGCCGATGCTTTCATCAGTGTGCCTGTCAGTTCCGGGTTAGCTTCCACCCAGCGACGCAACGCCCCCGTGACGCTTTTCACCGTGTACAGAATATCCATCAGCGGCTGGCGCAGCGTTTCGCCCAGGCTGCTGAAGGTGTTCTGCGCTCCGGTTTTGACCAGCAACCACTGCGCAGAAAGTGAATCCTTGTTAATGTCGGATTCTTTCTGCATGGAGCCGAGCGCATCATTGCCCGCTGTCAGTTTTAACTGACGCTGCAGTTCCGGCAGGTTGTTTGCCAGTTTCGCCGCGTCATCGCCAAACTCTTTACCAAACAACATAGTCATGGCAGACAGGCGCTTGTCCTGCGGCAGCGCGTTTACCTTCTCCAGCACGCGCTGGATGGTTCCCATCGCATCCTTCGTCATCTGCTTTTCAATCACTTCAGGATTGAGTTTCAGCAGATTCATCCCTTCAAAGAAACTCTTGCTTTGCATGGTGGCAATGGACAATTCACGCACCATCGCGTTTGCTGCACTGGCTGCAACCTCTGGTGCAGCGCCCAGTGTCAGGAAGGTGGAACCCAGCGCCGCCGCTTTACGATAATCCAGACGGTCAGCCACACCGCCCAGACGTTGCATCACATCAATGATGTCTGCCCCTTTCGACATGGCGTTATCATCCAGATAGTTCAGCGCATCACCGAGCTGTTCAATATTGCGGGTGGGGATTTTGTAGAGCTGGGCGATTTTCCCCAGACTTTCTGACAATTCATCCGCTGGCAGCTCAAAGGCTGTTGCCGCCTTTGCTGCCGTACTGGCGAAGGCCAGCAGGTCACGTTTCTGATCTTCCCAGCTGTCGTCAGGGTTTGCGACGTTCATGCGCGCACCACCTTCAACCAGTGCAGCGAAGTCCACCGCACCGTTTTCCATCGGCAACTGTTCGCTGGCAGCCTTGATGGCATCCTGCATTTCATAAAAACGTGCAGTGCGGTTGCCATTATCGTCACGCAGACCATTGACCTGCTTTGCCACACCTTTCATGGCATCTTCCATGCTGGTATAGCTTTTTACTGCCGCCATCACTGGCGCACCCATTGCCAGCCCTGCAGCCGTGGTGGTGGCTCCGGCACCTGCAATACGATCACGCACCTCCAGCGAACGGGCATAACTGGCACGCGCTGCATTCATCCTGCGCTGAGCTTCCCCCAGTCGCTTCAGCCGCGCCTCCTGTTTCGAAAGTTCCTGGTTATAACGTGATGTTTCACGGGCTAAACGGGCAGTTGCTCCCGCATCGTCTTTCGCAGAAATTCCCGCCCGGTACAGTTCAGCACGCACAAGCGCCGTCTGCTGCTGCAGCTTTTTCTGGCGTTCTTCCAGGCGCTGAACAGCCAGCCGTTGACGGCCCAGAGCAACAACCTGACGTTGCGAAGGCGGCCCCATCGCTCCCAGTTCCTGACTGAGCAAATTTGCACGCTGGCGGGCATAGTTCAGCCTGTCGCCTAATTTCTGATTTTCTGCCTGCAGCTTTCGGAAGCTGTCCAGACTGCTCCCGGCCTGATCAAGCTGCTTTATTGCATCGCGGGATTTTTTGACAGCAGCAGCCAGTTCTCTTGAACTAGCCTGCGCAGATCGAAATGGGCGGGTGAGCTTGTCAACCGCATTAAGAATGACCTGCAGACGCAGGTTGTTATCACTCATCGTTGGCCCCGCTTCTCTGAATCGCTTTATACCGCCATTCCAGCACTTCGGTCAGCGGCATAACGTCAGTAACGGATGGCGGCCAGTGAAAAATGGTGGCGATATCTGCCACCAGATCGTCAACCGTCAGGCTGTCGGTAAACCGGCAAGCACCGACTTCTTCAACAAAAAAGTGACAACCTCAACCGACATGGCAGTGAGATCTGCCGGGTCCATCTCTGCAATTTCCTGTGCAGTCAGTGCCGGACTGGAGATGCGGGGGATCACGGTCATCATCGCGTTTACATCCATATCCATAATGGCCTGCAGGCGTGTACCGCGCAGCGCACCGGACTGCGGTTTACGCAGCACAATTTCGGTGATTTCTGTTTTACCGCGCTTGATGGGGGTATCCAGTTGAATGGTCTTTTCAGTCTGCTTATCGCTCATTTTGCTGTCCTGTCAATTGGGTTCTGGCGCGGTATCCCGCGCCGTTCAGATATATCAGAGGCCGAGGGCGTTGCGGTGCGCTTCCATCAGGTCCACACCGTCCACAATTTCCACCATGTTGATAAGGTCCACTTCATAGAGCACCTCACCATTGATGGTCAGCTTCGCGTAGCTGTTGGTACTGGTCACTTTGGTGGTGTTGCTTTCGCCCGTCTTCCACTCGCCGGAATCCACTTCTTTGTGACGTCCACGCACGACAAGCTCCACGGCCTGCACTTCCCCGGTATCGTCACGCTGAATAGAGCCGGTAAAGCGCAGCTGGATGCCATCCACCGTGGCTTTACCCATCTGTTTAAACAGCAGCAATTCAGTACCACCAATGGAAAATTCTGTGTCCAGCGCACTGTCATCAAGCCCCAGATCCACATCCACCGCACCCGGCATTCCGCCGCCGCGATACTTCTCATATTTGCGGGTAAATTTCGGCAGCGTCAGCGACTCAACGATCCCCTGCCAGTTGTTCCCGTCGTTAAACAGGTTCAGGTGTTTTAATTTGCGTGGTAAAGCCATGTTGTCCCCTTACGCGCTGACCTGGCTGGCGAAATTCACCAGGTACTGATCGGTGATGCGCTGACGCAGCATCAGGTTTTCAAGTGGCGGCACTGGCGTGTAGTCGTAGTCGATGGTGAGTTTTCCGGCTTTCAGCGTGTCTTTGTCGTTCACCAACTCATCCAGCCAGCAATCACCACCAATGAGATAGCCCTGACTGACCAGGCTGCGCATTTTGGCGCGGATACCTTCGATAATGTCGCGGGCCAGCGACGGGTTAAGCGGTTTATCCACCGCCCACATGTGTGCTTCTGCCATCGTGTCCATCAGCACCTGCGCCGTGCGGGTGTAGTTTTCGAAGGCAAAGAGCGGGTCATCACTCAGGCAGCGGGAACCCCAGAAGCGGAAACCGTCTTTACGCACAAGCGTGGTGACGTCGTTCTGGTTCAGCAGACCTGCATCGGTTGCCGGGTCCTGCAGATCCCAGAACACATCTGCAGAAATTCCGGTGACACCGTTCACGCCCACGTTGGACAGGCTTTTGTGCCATCCGGTCTGCTCGTCAATTTTGGCGCGCAGACCAAGCGCACGGGCGGTGGCATATGCCGTTGCTTCGGCATTCAGCACCGTGTCCCAGCCAGTAAAGTCAGGCCAGATCAGCATCCCTTCGCGCTGGCTGAAGTTTTCGCGGTAAGTGATCGCCTCCTGCACTGTCTTGCAGCCATACGCTGACAGGTAAGCAAATCCACGCAGGCTTTGCGCCACGCTCAGCAACTCAGTAGCTACCGCCTTGGTGTCGTGGCCTGGCACGCCGAGAATGCGCGGTTTAACGCCGAGCTGTGACTGGGCAGATAACAGGGCTTTCATACCTGTTTTTTTACCTTCAGCAGTCACTGCGCCGATGATATTGGTCGTGGTTTCGTCTTCCGTTTCACCCTGCGGCACACGCACAACAATGGTCACGGGTTTTGCCTGGTCAGCGATGGCATCCAGCGAACGGGCCAGAGTACCTGACTCACCCGCTTTACCGCTGGCAGTCAGCACATCAGTGATCAGCACGGGTTTATTAAGAGGAAACATTTTTGCATCGGCATCATCGCCCGTACAGACCATACCCACGATGGCGGTGCTCACCGTGGTAATAGATCGGGTGCCTTCGTTGACTTCAACAACGCGCACCCCGTGGTGGTAATCCTGAGCCATAGTGGCGAACCTCCTGATTGGATTAGGCTTCGCCCTATGTTGAAGTGATTGTGCCTGACAAACAGCTAAGCGCAGTTGTGTCGTTATTCACACAAAATAACGGTATTTGTCTGCTTGCAGGGATAATCAACATAATGCTGATTCAGGGGGATTCATTGATCTTATTTGCCGGAAATTTTCTATAAATGGTAGAAACGCCTACATCAAAAATCAGTGCAATACGCTGTATTGATTCTCCGGCCTCGAGTAAACGCCCAATCTGTGCCCACTGTTCGGTGGTCAACTTAGGACGGCGTCCACCTACTCTGCCTTTGGCACGAGCTGCAGCCAGCCCTGCCCTGGTACGTTCAACTATCAGTTCGCGTTCCATTTCAGCCAGGGCACCCATGACATGAAAAAAGAAACGGCCCATTGGGGTACTGGTATCAATACTGTCAGTCAGGCTTCTGAAATTCACACCACGCTGGCGCAACTCTTCTATCAGCGTAACAAGATGCCGCATACTGCGCCCCAACCTGTCCAGCTTCCAGACAACCAGCGTGTCTCCTGCCGATAGTGTCCTGAGCAGTTTTTTCAACCCTAGTCTGTCGGACTTAGTGCCACTGATTTTATCCTCAAAAATCCGCTCACATCCCGCGCAGTTCAGTGCATTACGTTGCAAATCGGTGTTCTGGTCATTTGTTGACACGCGTACATAGCCAGTAAGCATGATCATCTCCTAGAATAAAAATCGGGGATGATGCCAGTTAGTCGTAATCGCTGCATTTTCTTAAATGTTGTTTGGGAGAGGAGGCGAAACTCGACGCTGCACACAGTGTATTTTTTTATAGATCTTGGGCTATATTCCCATTAATAGGCTGTAATAAGTTAAGAGTGCAATGGGAGCGTTGGAAGGGAGATATAACAAGCACTACGTATAATTGTGATTTCACGTTTCCTATGTCATTTCATGAACTTGTTTCGGCGTATATTCAAGCGCAGGTGTAATGGCATCTAATTATGATTATGTATTATCTTATAGAATTTTAAGAAAAGCTGTTTCAATCATCTAACTAACGAAACCCGTTGTTAATGCTCAGTTTTTTCCTTGTCGATATGCTGCTTTGTAGCTGACGTATGTTTACTTGGCTTGTAATATGTTTCTAATTAAACCCTGTAGAGATCTTGATCATTACTCAGGAAAGAATAATAAGCGGTTAGTTAAAATTCCCGCTAAGGCTGCACTTTAAAATGACAACTTTAGCGGAGGATAAATTGTACTTACATGTGTAAATTTTAGGCATTAATTGTTTAAACTTTAGTCTCTGGTGAAGAGTCTTTTTTGAAGCTATCATCCTCCTTCTTCCCAAACATGTAACCTAGAGATAACGTAATAATTGGGGTGAAAACAGCCCAAGAATCTTTAACTATATTTAAAGCTGACTGTCCCCCATTACTGAAGACATCAATCACTAATAATGCTGCAACAATACAGGAATAAATAGTCAGTGAATACGTTATTACATGCCAAACAACACTGTTTTTAGCATCATCACCTTTACCTATTTTATCGGGAATGCTTTCCTCGCTTTTATTTCTCACTCTTACTGGAATATCACCATCCTGATAATCACCTTTGGTTGATTTTTTGCTTCTTGACGAACTACCTGAGATAGAAAAAGAGCCACCCGCCTGCTCATACTGTTCATACTGTTCATACTGTTCATCAGACATAAGTCATTCCCCATCCGCATCCAGAACTTCTTCTTTTGTAGCTATATTTACCGTCAACAGAATAGCATCATTATTTTCAGATAATGATTGGGTGGCAAAGAATAAATAATAGTTAAAAGTTTTCTTTTCACCGTTATTTGGTTCTAGGGTTTGTTTAAAAAATCTTGTCCGAGTACCATCGTTAACACCTGCATCAACATGGAAAAAATTGATAAGATTAATATTTAACCCATCTTTAATCGTAGTTTTTACTCGAGGGACAACCTCACCTTTTTCGTCTTCTTTTTTATCAACATCAAACTTAAGTCTTAATTTAAAATCGCCATAAAATTCAACTTCAGGGTTAGCAGCAAGAACCACCAATGTTTGAGAAAATACGACATCCATCCCCGATATTTTAGTTTTAATTTGCTTTTTCATTTGCACGCTCTTTTTTTGCATTCAGATTACTATGATCTGGGTTATCATTTAACTTATTCAACGAAGGGCTATTCATACAGATATAATAAGTAATAAATATAATTATTATTACAATAAAGCCAGACTTACACATGATTCTATACATAAACTTCCCTATATCTTTAAATACTGATGTGTCGATAAGGGAAGGGACGCGCCATAGGAATCGACCAAAGGCAAAAAGGAATAATGTAACCATTACTCCACTTGCTATATATATATAAATTTTGATATCCATAAAAACCTTAAATTAGTTTTTCTATCCATCGCTTAATAAAAAAGGTTGAAATGATAAACTCTTCATCTATTGACGCACTATTTAATATCATATTTTATAGAATATGTCGAGTATAGTTTTAACTTGGATTCGATATAACCACAGAACCATCGCCAACACCTAAAGATGTCGTCCATCCTTTGACGACTAAAACTTAACACTCAATATGAATGGTTGTTTTATATACAGCCGCACCGTTCGTAGCGCATTGGAAACGTAAGGTAAACGCATTACTCTCTTTAAGGTTGGTTTGGGAGAAGCGGCTAAAAGGAATGTAGGGACAGGGGCGAATCAGATACCTGATATGGGTAGCTTCACGCTTTCTGTTTCAGGTACTGGATATCAAAAATTACCATCAGGTTTTATTCTTCAGTGGGGCTCAATCGGCGCACCAGGCATTGCACAGGATGTAGTAACCCATTTCCCGATTGCATTTCCAAACAGATGTCTGCGTGTTTTGGTCTCACAAGACTACACACCAGATAGCGGGGCTGTTGGTTATATTGCCTGTGCAGGTTTTAGTCCCGACCCGGTTAAATTTATATCCAGAGCCAGTACTCCTGGCCTCGGCGCTTCATTTTTAGCGTTAGGCTGTTAATTTAGCTATATGGAGTGAAAAATGAATTACATATATTCCGCGACTACAAACTCTTTCTATCCGCTGGAGATGAAAGAGGATTACACTCAAGCTGACTCATGGCCAGATGATGCTGTTGAAGTTGATGAGCAGGTGTATATTGAGTTTTCCGGATTACCGCCGAAAGGAAAAATCCGTATCGCTGGAGAAAATGGTTTTCCTGCATGGTCTGAAATTCCACCACCAACACATGAGGAACAGATTGCTGCAGCCGAACTGGAAAAGCAGCAATTGATTAATCAGGCCAACGATTATATGAACAGTAAACAATGGCCTGGTAAAGCGGCTATTGGTCGTCTGAAAGGTGACGAACTGGCGCAATATAATTTGTGGCTGGATTACCTGGACGCACTGGAACTGGTCGATACTTCCGGTGCGCCAGATATTGAATGGCCTACGCCTCCGGCAGTTCAGGCCAGATGACATCCGGCGCGGTGCTGGTATCTGTTGCCGTCACCGCGTCAATGTAATCCAGCACAGCGTTAAGTCGGGTTGTTTCTGCCTGCGTCAGTTTACGTCCGGCCTGCAATTTCAGTTGAATCAGACTAATGGAAGCCATTGCAGTATCAATCAGTGACTGACGCTGTGCTTCTGCCGCGCCTACTGCGGCGCTATGCTGTGCCACAGTATCTGTTACCCATTTCTCACCATCCCATTCATCGTATGGCGTTAACGGGGCGATAGTGGTTGTATTTTCAGGATAATCACCCGGAGCTGTGATTTCTTTCGATTCTCCTGTTTCGGTGCTATAGATGATTTCACCGCGATGGTCTGGCACATATTCCCATGAGTTTAAATCTGCCGAACGGCAGATTGCATAACCAGCCTTATGTGTGCCAGGGGAATCTAAACAGGAACATGCCGGAATGCCGACACCAACGGCAAGATATTCATTTGAAGTGGAAATATATTCCCGTGTTTCACCATCATAGTTATAAACGGTAACATCCCCTGCCTTTGTTGCAATGAGCTCACTATTTAATATTGCTTTATGCATCAGGCTGCCCTCACGATATAGTTAAATGCAATATTACGCGGACGCGTTTCTGAGGCTGCGGCACCTAAACCAGCCACTGATTGTTTATATGTTTTAAAGGTTCCATAATCCGGTGCTGGTAATCCGGCATCGTTTGTGTTTCCTCTTTTGATAATGTCAGTGCCACTATTTACCCAGCTTTCATCAAAATAGAAATTAATCGTTGCATCAGTCACAATCGTGGATCTTGACGGTAATCCATGAGCATGATCCTCCGTTGCATACCCCTGAATACTTAAAATAGAGCGACCTGTATCAATCCCCCGCCCGTCATCCCAGCCACGAATAAACTCACCACGTAAATCAGGCAATTTATTTGTCGGGTAAACTTTTGCCAGTTCCGGGTATTCTTCAGCAGAAAAAGCTGCACCATTGCATTTCAGCCAGCCTGTTGGCGGAGTGGCTGAAGGCCACGGAACAGGGACACCAACAGGTAATGCAGAGCCTTCTCCCAAACCAAGGTATGTGAGAAGACCAGCTACATCCTTTCCACTCAAATTAGTCAGCGTATTGTCCAGCGGTTGTTTACCTGCCAGCGCATTAAGCATTGTCGTGGCAAAGTTCGGATCATTCCCCAGCGCCGCCGCCAGTTCGTTCAATGTATCCAGTGCCGCAGGTGCAGAACCCACCATTCCTGCAATCGCCGATTTCACAAAAGCCGTAGTGGCAATCTGTGTATTGTTGACCGACTGTGCCGCAGTAGGTGCTGTTGGCGTTCCGGTAAGTGCCGGACTCGACAGCGGCGCTTTCAGTGCCAGCGCATTATTAATAGTGGTACTGAATTTCGGGTCATTGTTAATGGCTGCGGCAATTTCTTTCAGTGTGTCCAGCATGGCTGGCGCACCGTTAATCAGAGCAGTAATAGCGGCCTGAACAAACTCTGTGGTCGCAATCCGAGTGGTGTTATTTCCTGCTGCAGGCGTCGGCGCTTTTGGTTCTCCGGTAAATGTCGGATTATGTTTCTGCGCATACTGGGTATGAGGATCTTGTGCGGCAATGTGGTTTCTCATCTGGTCATCCACATACAGCTTTAATTCCAGGACTTTATCATCCACGTATTTACGGGTTGCCAGCACTACAGCAGGGTCGATTTTCAGGATGATATTGTCCGTGCTGCTGGTAATCAGCACCATGCGCACGGTCTGGGTACGCCCGCTGCCTTCAGCCAGTTGCGGCTTATAGCTTTCCGGGCAGTTTCCCACGGCAATCAATGCCCCGGACTCATCAAACAGGCCCACTTCACGTATCCACCAACCGCCCTCGTTTTCAGGGATCACCTGTTCAGCAATAATCTGGCTACTGTTCTGCGGGTCGATATAAAGCATATTCAGCGCAGCCCGGCGTTTCTCATTTACCAGTGCCGTCTGCTTTGCGTCCGGCGTTGGCAATACTCCGCCGCCATCGCCCACCGCCATATGGGTAATTTTTAGCGGCACACCGAGCGCGGCGGCGCTGGCAAGTTTCGCCGCGCCAATATCCGTCAGCAGGGTATAAAATTTTGTGCTCATGGATTCACTCTCATTGTGTCAATAACATGGACCGCCCCGCCTTCATGCGCGGTGCCGCCAGAAATAATTGTTTCGTTGATATACGGATAGATCGTGATTTCTTCGCCAAGATAGCTGGCGGCCCCCACCCAATGCGGACCGCTGGTCTGCAGATTGATGGACATGCCGATCATGTGACGGCTACATGGTTTGGCATCGCTTATCAGCCGCTCAAGTTCCAGATAGGTATCTTCAGTGATGCCCTGGTCCTGCACGCCGATATCCAGGCGAAACGTGCCCGGTGTTTCTCCGGTCTGCCACCACTCAATAATGCGGATCAGAAAGCCGAACGGCTCCACCACCCGCCGCACGGCACTGGTGGTCCCTTTATGCTGATGAATATAAAAAGCATCCTTCACCACCTGGCGCTTGACGCTTTCTGTCCAGCCCTCGTCCCAGCGATCCACAGAGAACGCCCAGGCGAGGTAAGGCAGGAAACTGACCGGACAGGTTGCCGGATTCCACAAGTCACGCAGCGGCACTTGCAGATCAGAAATCCCGCTGCAGGTTTGCGCCAGTCGGCGCTCCAGTGGTGTTGAACCCGGAGGCAGCAGACTATTCATCCGTTCCTCCGTTGGTTACGCTCCACTGCGTACATGATGCCGCCTGTGTTTTGTTCAGAACCACATCCGCCAGCGGAGAAGCCAGTTCCACACGTTGAACACCCTCAACATGCAGCGCGGCAAAAATAGCACTACGGCGAATATCCCGACCGAGCCGCGTCTGACTGGCGATGTACCTCTGCAGGCTGACTTTTGCCGCTGCCATTACCGGCTCTGCTTCCGGTCCCGGATAAAGAAAAATGGTGGCTTCCACACGGTACGGGATGATTTCTGCGCTGCGAACCGTAAGACGGTCAGCCACCGGGCGGACGTTCTCACTGTTCAGAGCTTTTTCCACCATGTCCAGCAGGTCTTTTTCTGCAGTTCCATCGCCTTCGCGGCTAAGGACAGTCAGCACCACCTCTGCAGGTGCCGGGCTGGTTGCACTGGCATCCGCCACCCGGCCGTCGGCGCTTCGGGCATGAAATTCATAAGCTGCAGTTGGCCCCGCAACTGAAAGCCCTTCAAAGGCTGCAGGCACACGCAGGCGTAACGCTTCATCGCTTTCCATCACAGCTGCAACGGGTGGCACAGCGTCATTATCAGCAGGCGTCACCGTCAGGCGTTTCACGTTGTAGTTGGCAGCGAGCTGGTCAAGATCGCTGCCCATCGCGTAAGCCACCATCACAGCCTGCGCGGCTTCGTTAATGCGTTGGCGCAGAAGCAACTCACGGTAAGCGTTCTCCTGCAGCAATTTGGTGACGGGTTCAGATTCCAGTTCCAGCGTGCGGATCACTGCTTCCTGCTCATCTTTCGGATGAAGCGCCACAAATTCGGCCTTGCGTTCGGCAAGCAGCGTCTCAAAGTCCGGCACATCCACAATCTGCGGCGCAGGCAACTGCGAAAGGTCAATCACTGCCATTCTCTGCTCCTGTTGATACGGAAAGGGAAACAGGCACACCGTTATTACGCCGCCCGGTCAGCTCCACCACCATAGAACCGTCAAAGTTGCTGTTGATGGTGATGGAATCAAGCGTCAGCCGTGGCTCCCAGCGACTCAGCGCCACATACACTGCCGACATGACCTGCAGGCGTAATGCCGGATTTTGTGGCTGGTCTATCAGTGCCGACAGCAGGGAACCATATTCCCGACGGGCAATGCGGCTACCCTGTGGCGTCAGCAGAATGTCCCGCACCGACTGGCGCAGATGGTCAATATCAGTAATGACTTTGCCGCTGGTATTGTTCATCCCGCTATAAAGCGTCATACCGGGCCTCCGGTTGTATCGCCGCCTTTCAGGACGCCAGTATGCTGATGCGCATCAACCACGATCCCGTTAGAACTCATCGCTCCGCCGCCCTGGGTAACGCCACCATTGATCACCACTTCGCTGTTAATGCGCGTGCGGTCAGCCTCCAGTACAAACTCACTGGTTTTCATGGTGATGTTGTCAGCGGCCTCAATGACCATTGATTTGATGCCCCTGACATACCAGCGCCCGGTGGCGGGTTCGTATTCAAACCAGCCACCGTCAGGATGTTCTGTCACGCAGGCGTCCGCCGACGTCGACGGTGGCGCGAACTGATTCGAATAGATGGCGGGTAACGCAAAGGCGGTTTCCAGATTGCCGCCCAGACTCAGCAGCACCACCTGCTCACCTTCCGATGGTCGCCACCATGTGCGGGCATTCCCGGCACGCAGCGTCAGCCAGCTGATCCAGTTGGTTTCAAGCTCGCCCGTTTTCACCCGGCAAAGCCAGTTTTCCCTGTCCACTTCGGTGACTACCCCAGTGCGGATCAGGTTGGTGATAAGGCGCATGATTTCGGTTAATTGTGCGTTCATAGGGAAAGGTTGCCATCAGGGGAAGAAAGGCGGCAGTGCTGCAACTTGTATCAGTGCTGATACAAAGATCACTCCGCCAGCCATTGCAGAATCATGTCGCGGGTCATTGCCTCAACATCATCATTTACACCCAGCAGGCGGCGCTCTGCGTAACGGACCTCCGGTCCTTTGCGACTGACGCGATCACGCAGGCCGTAATGGTGAACACGGGCAATACGCTGCACCTTGCCTTCAAACTGTACGCTGGCAGAGTCGGCGCTGGCGGCAGTTTTCAGGTATTTTGTGGTGCGCAGCTTTGCAAACATCTGACGTTTGATGCGGCCTTTTTTACTGCGTGCTGTTACCCGTCGCGGTTCATAGCTGCTGCCGTCAGGGTTGCGCTGCATCCTGATGTTCTGCTGCTGTGTCCGGCGCAGTTCCTGCGCCAGCTGGCGCATCATGCGACTTCTGGCGGCTGGCTCCAGATTCGCCAGCAAGGCACTCAGCCAGTCGTCCACTTTCTGCAGTTCAGCCACGTTTCACCGTCCACATTTCTTCAGGTTCATCGGGTTCTGCTACAGCTTCAACGCTCGACACACTGCCGTCAGTGCTGACCAGCACACGCTCCGTCAGTTGCAGGTTAAGGCTGATATCACAGACATCGTTGCGCAGAATATCCACCTCAAAGGTGAATAGTTTTTCCCGTAACGCCGGATTATTGATGGCATCGGGCTGGTTATCCCGCAGCCACAGCAAAACCGGGGCCATCAGCAGATTCTGGTCCCCGCTGAAATCCTCAATCACCGCGTTCAGGGTGTAACGGTACTCCCATGACATGGAGCCGGCCCCCGTGGCAACCAGCGAACCGTTATCCACAAACAGATGCAGTTTGTCCGGGTTATTGCGGACATAAGGCACCGCTTTATTGAGGGCGTGGCGCAGGGATTGTGGTTTGTTCACTGTTTCGCTCCTGACACGCAATAATCATGTCCACTTTGTCTGCACAGACCGCCCAGGCGGCCTCCGTTTCATCCAGCAACGCGTTCAGATCACCGTTAGTGCGCGGCGCTGCCTGATCCAGCCGACACGGCGTCACTCGCGGACAACCACTGACGGTAAGCTGCACCTCCGGTGAGCGTCGGACGTTCCCGCAGCCGGATAATGTCAGCAGGCAAAGGAGTATCAGCCCAGCGGCGTAAATCCTCGTTCTCACGTTTCAGTTCCTCTATCCGGTGTTGTCGTTGTCTCAGCAGCGCGCTGGTCTGTTCTGCTTCGGCATAGAGCCGCGCCTGCTCCCGGTTATTGGTTTCAGTCAGAATGGACAGGCTGATAAGCTGGCTGTTGCTCTTTGCCAGTGCCTGGCTTTTGCTCTGCAGCTCGTCTGCCTGCGTGCTGATGGTCTGGCTGGCATCAGCCAGCCGCCACGTCTGCCAGCCCAGCGCCGCCAGTAATAACGCCAGCATAACCAGCAGCAACCGGTTCATGCTGCTACCTGTTGCGCCATCTGATTACGGGTGATCCAGAAGGCAATAACGGTCAGTAGATAAAAGACCAGGGTAATAGCCCACCCCGTCCAGGCGAGACTTACGACAATCAGCAATCGCATCACCCAGCTGATAAATACGTTTTCTTTTCGGGTAATGGTCTTCAGCAAAGATGCCCTCAACTCCTGCCAGAGCGGGCCATTCTTAATTAACGCAGCCAGTGCTACCGGAATTACCGCCCATGTCAGTAAACAGGCTACCCAAACGCCGGACGCTGCCAGTACCGGAAAAATCCCCTGCGGATACACCATTGCGGCGATTAACAGCGCCATCCATAACATCAGAAACAGCCCGCTGATTAATTTCTTTTTCATTTCAGTTTGCTCCCTGTAAACACCAGGCCATCTCCCGCGCACGGCGGTTATCCAGCCCCTGATTAAACACACCTTTCACATAAACCCAGCGCGGCAACTGTCGGCACGCATCCGCCCAGCGCCGCTGATTGAGTAATTTCACCAGCGTGGAACTGCAGGCATTGCCCGTTCCCACGTTGAAGGCAAACGACACCGCAGCGTCATATACCTTCTGCGGCGGCTGTTGTTTCACACACCTTTCCAGCGCTCGCTCCACACGCAGCACGTTGGAAATCAGTCCTTCTGCTGCCTGTCGTTCCGTAATGGTTTTGCCGGGAATGACGCCTGACGTGTTACCAATGCCGTCGGTCCAGACGCCCGCGCTGCACTGATACGGCTGCAGACGACAGCCTTCGTAATCGGCAATCAGTTTCAGCCCCTCCACGGAGGTGTGAAGCTGCTGAAACCCCGGCAGCGTGGCAGCAATAGCCAGCACGGCCCCGACAAGGCAGCGTTTAACGATTGATGGATTCATAGTCCTCCCGCGAGATCTGCCCGTCGCGCAGAAGCTGGTAGGCTTTGTGTTTGTAGTACCAGTTGATAGCCAGCATCAGCACACCAATCATCAGGCCGCCCAGCGTTGAGGCATCCTTGATGGACAAATCGCCCAGCCAGGCCAGCACAACGGCGATGCAGTACGTGATAAAGGCGCTGATTCGCTCAAGCGTCATAATTCAGTCCCATAGCTGGACGGTCTGCACGGTGGTGGTGGTCGGAATGTCCGGCAGCTCCACCTGCAGCCCGTGAGGTAAAAAGGGGCCATATTCGGCAAGCCCCGGATTTGCCTTCAGTACCTGCTCCGTGACACCCTGCGTGCGCCCGTAATGACGCCAGCAAAGCGCGTCCACCGTGTCATACTGATGCGCACGCACTTTCATCAGATAAGCTCCACTGTGCAGTGCGGCGCATCCTGCACCCGGCTGATGGCCCAGCGGGCGTCACGCCACAAATCACCGCTGGATTCCGCCAGTTCCTCGCCTCGCTTCACACCGGATGCCGTGGCGTCATAGTCCTGGTATCGTTCGTTGAGCATGGCGCGTGCCCAGCAGTAAACCGCGTTGAAATAGTGCTGAATGCGCTCACTTTTGCCGTCCAGCTGTTCCGCCGGAACCTCAGCCAGCGACACATACCCCAGCATCTGCTGACGTCTGCGAAACTCATACAGCTCTGCGTTGACCTCCGAAATTGCCGACAGCGCAACCTGCTTTAAACGCGGCTGCGTCACCGTGCCGTCAGTGCGCATGACACTGCGAAACTCCGACAGGTCCACATCAGGCCAGAACGGCGTATTTCTGATGATTTCCGCCTGTTCCGGTGCCTGTTCTGGCGCAACAAACTTCATGCTGCTTTCTCCTGAAATAGAGGGCGGTGGACGGGGTTTTGATGTGGCAGTGCCTTTCGCCACCCCGTGCCGCCCGTGCGCGGGGGCACGTTCTGTCAGCGGCTGTCATTGCGCAGTCTGCGCTCCAGCTGCTGTTTGTCTTTTTTCACGCCACAGCGGGGATCAAGCTGTAACGCATGGTTGAGATGATTAAGGGCGGAAGCCGGATTGCTTTCACTCAGGACAGCGCCAATCGCTTTATGCAGACGCGCCCGTGACTGGTCCGGCATATCCAGACCGTCTGTCAGCTCCAGCGTCTGCAACAACAGATCGGCATCAAAGCCGGTGGCGGCAAGCATTGCGCTCTGCGCGGCGTCTGCCATTTCCTCTGCCAGCACGGTCTGCACGTTGCGGTTACCCAGCGGCATCACCCAGCCATGACGCAGGGCATGACGCCCGATCTCCAGCGCCCCGGCATAATCTCCGGCATCAATGCGCCACAGCATCACGTACATCAGCACGTCATCCTGTTGAGCGCCTCCGGCAGCCAGGACACCCTCTGCCCAGGCGGCGTACTTCGGCAGCAGCTCCACCTTGATTTCCGCTTTTTTGACCGTGGACTGAACGCCCTTGAGACGGCGGCGGTCTTCCGCCAGTTGCAGCAGCATCAGGTCATAGCCCGATGCGTGGCGAACACTGCCGCCCTCGCGGGCGGCCTGTTCAGCCTGAACGCGCAGGCGATGCTGCCGTGCGGGACTCAGGCTCATGGATTACGCTCCGGTTTCGGCTGCGGCGGCGCTGAAATCACCAATCTGGATGTTTTCCACCAGTGCGGCGCAGCGGTAGTCCTCAACCACATAGGCTTCATTAACGGATTCAAAGTTTTCAATCCGGTCACGTTTCGGGTTGTCGATAACTGAACGGCGGCGGGTGTCTTCCTGCCAGTAGATGGACAGGTTATCCAGACGGGTGATCAGCAGCGCATTCGGCGGGAAGAACGGCGCACGCACGGCCTGCAGGCCACCCATGCGTTTCTGGCTGATGATCATATCGGCAGCCAGTTTTTCACTGTTTTCCTGCTCTTTGTTGACCAGCGGGAAATACTTGTCAGACAACAGTTCACGACCGCAAATCACCACCAGATCGTCATCGTCCTGGTAAACCACGTCGATAAGCTCATTGACGGCATCCATCACCACAGCGTCCAGGTTGGCATATTCGCCACCTTTCCCGACTTTCACCGCACCCGGAGTGGTTTCACCGCCCGTGGTGGTGCTGCCCATGACGTGATCCGGTGCATCCTCACGGATTTTCTGCAGCCAGCCTTTGTTCACATCCTGCAGCAGCGGGTTTTCGCTACGGTTGGAGGTTTTCGCACGCTTCACGCCGTTAAAGCCGATCATGATGCGGTCCAGTGCCTGACGTTTCACGATGGCGTCACGGATGCGCACCTGGAAATCCTGAAACTTCGCCCACAGATCCAGCTTCGCGTAGGTCAGCACCGTGTCAAAGTTGGTCTGCTCGCATTTATATTCCACATCGACCATCAGGGTCGGATCGACGGGTTCACGCTCTTTCGCGGTGGTGTCAGTGGTTCCGGCAATGGTGCTGCCAACACCCAGCCCCAGCAGCTGACCGGACTGCTCAGTCACTGGCGTGACGTTAATCAGCGTCAGGAAAGCGGCGGACTGCTGGATCTGGTCCTCCAGCGTCTGCTGCACAGACGGCTCCACAGTGAATTTGCTGGACAGTTCTTCAACTGCCACACCGTTCAGACGCGCCAGCTGCTGCAGGTAAGCGTTAAAAGCAAAGCGGGTATTCTTCTTCATCGGGTTTTGTGCTCCATCAGCAATTGGTCAGAGTGTCAGCGGGGGCGTTACCGCCTGTTGCACGCTGGCGGTAGTCCTGGCGGCTGTCTTCTTGACTCAGCTTGTCCACCAGTTCGTTAAAGGCGGTCTGCTGTGCCTGCAGGGCAGTCTCCAGCTCAGACAGGCGTTCTTCCTGCTCAGACAGGGATTTTTCGGTGCGTGCGCTCAGGTTTTGCTGCTCAGTGGCGACCAGCTCCACGGCCTTATGCACATCAGAGAACCGGGCGTCATCGGACTGATCTTTTTTGGTAAACAGCGCCGTGACACGGGCAAACAGGGACGGTTTGTCATCCTGGATTTCTTCCAGTTCGATCACCGTTTCCTCTGCAGCGGTAAAGAGATTGGCAGGATTCTGCTTGCGGTTTGCCAGTGGGTTATGGGCTGCACTGGCGCTGAATGTCAGCATTTCAGTGCCCAGACTGGCAGGGTCATCAGTGGCAGCCAGGCCGACCAGGTAGGCTTTGCCCGTATCAGCGAACTTCGGGCTGACTTCCATAGAGGTGAATAATTTCTGGCCTTTTTTCACCAGCTCCACCAGGGACTCCGTTGGCTCAACGTCGGCATACAGCGCCATCTTGCCTGCCAGCGGACCTTCCGTGATTTCTTCAGCAAACAGCGCCGTCACCTTGCCGTAGCGGTTAAAGGTGCTGTCCGGCAGATAAGACTTGATGTGCTCAAGGTTAATCAGCGCGGTATACACCGCCGGGTTATAGCTGGCTGCCATCTGTTCCAGCCATTCACGCTGGATTTCGCGTCCGTCGGTGGTGGCACCTTCCACCCCGATGCGAAAACGCTTTGCTTTCACTGTCATGAGCCGTGCTCCGTTAGAAAAAACTTACTGGAGCCTTATGGTTGCGGTGATAGGGGCAGTGAAACAATGCGCGGTATTTGTACCGACAACCACACAAACCGCAGGCGGGGAAAGCCTTCATTCAAGGTTGTAGGTTTGTGCCATGAACACCACACTGACACCCGCAGATCTCGATCCCCGTCGGCAGGCCATGCTGCTGTACTTTCAGGGATACCGCGTAGCCCGCATTGCTGAAATGCTGGGCGAGAAAGTTGCAACCGTTCACAGCTGGAAAAAACGCGACAAGTGGAGTGACTATGGGCCGCTGGATCAGATGCAGCTCACCACCGCCGCACGCTACTGCCAGCTCATCATGAAGGAGCACAAAGAAGGGAAAGATTTCAAAGAGATTGACCTGCTGGCGCGCCAGTCGGAGCGCCACGCGCGGATCGGCAAGTTTAACAATGGCGGCAACGAAGCCGACTTAAACCCTAACGTCGCCAACCGCAATAAAGGCCCACGCCGTCAGCCGGAAAAGAATGTTTTCACCGATGAGCAGATTGAGAAGCTGGAAGAAATCTTCCATTCCTCCATGTTCAACTACCAGCGCCACTGGTGGGAAGCCGGAAAAACCAACCGCATCCGCAACCTGCTGAAGTCTCGCCAGATCGGCGCGACCTTCTATTTTGCCCGTGAAGCCCTGATTGACGCCCTGCTTACCGGACGTAACCAGATTTTCCTTTCTGCCAGTAAGGCTCAGGCCCACGTCTTTAAACAATACATCATCGACTTCGCCAAAGAAGTCGAGGTGGAGCTAAAAGGCGATCCGATGGTGCTTCCTAACGGAGCCACGCTTTACTTCCTCGGCACCAATGCCCGCACGGCCCAGAGTTATCACGGCAACCTGTATCTGGATGAATATTTCTGGATACCGAAATTCCAGGAGCTGCGCAAAGTGGCTTCCGGGATGGCTATTCACAAGAAATGGCGACAAACCTATTTTTCCACGCCATCCAGCCTGACCCACAGTGCTTATCCGTTCTGGTCCGGTGCGCTGTTCAACCGTGGACGCAACAAAGCTGACAAGGTGGACATCGACCTGTCCCACAGCAATCTGGCCCCCGGCCTACTGTGCGCAGACGGGCAATACCGCCAGATAGTCACCGTGGAAGATGCGGTGCGCGGCGGCTGTAACCTGTTCGACCTCGACCAGCTGCGCATGGAGTACAGCCCGGACGAATACCAGAACCTGCTGATGTGCGAGTTCGTGGACGATCTCGCGTCCGTGTTCCCGCTCAGCGAACTGCAGGCGTGCATGGTGGACAGCTGGGAAGTCTGGACCGACTTTCATGCACTGGCCCTGCGCCCGTTTGGCTGGCGCGAAGTGTGGATCGGTTATGACCCGGCAAAAGGTACGCAGAACGGCGACAGTGCCGGATGCGTGGTGGTGGCTCCGCCAGCCGTGCCGGGTGGTAAGTTCCGCATTCTTGAGCGTCACCAGTGGCGCGGGATGGACTTCCGCGCCCAGGCTGACGCCATCAAAAAACTGACCGAACAGTATAACGTGACCTATATCGGTATCGACTCGACCGGCGTCGGTCACGGGGTTTACGAGAACGTGAAAGCGTTCTTTCCTGCCGTCCGAGAGTTTGTCTACAACCCCAACGTTAAAAATGCCCTGGTACTCAAGGCCTACGACATTATCAGTCACCGCCGTCTGGAGTTTGACGCCGGACACACCGACATAGCGCAGTCCTTTATGGCAATCCGTCGCGCCACCACCGCCAGTGGCAACCGCCCGACCTATGAAGCCAGCCGCAGCGAAGAAGCCAGCCACGCCGATCTGGCCTGGGCAACGATGCACGCACTGTTTAACGAACCGCTGCAGGGCGAATCCGCCAATACCAGCAATATTGTGGAGATTTTTTGATGGGAAAGAGTAAGAAAAACCGCGCTGTGTCGACGAACCAGATTCAGCATAAAAGCCAGACTTCAGCCGAAGCATTCAGCTTTGGCGATCCCGTTCCTGTTCTGGACCGCCGCGAACTGCTGGACTATGTGGAATGCGTACAGACAGATCGCTGGTATGAGCCGCCAGTGAGTTTTGACGGACTGGCGCGAACCTTCCGCGCTGCCGTGCATCACAGTTCACCAATTGCGGTGAAATGCAACATTCTGACCAGTACCTACATCCCTCACCCGCTTCTCAGCCAGCAGGCTTTTTCACGTTTTGTGCAGGACTATCTGGTATTTGGTAACGCTTACCTGGAGAAACGCACGAACCGGTTCGGTGAAGTTATCGCCCTTGAGCCTGCTCTGGCAAAATACACCCGACGTGGGTTAGACCTGGATACCTACTGGTTTGTGCAATACGGTATGACAACCCAGCCGTATCAGTTCACGAAAGGCAGCATTTTTCATCTGATGGAACCAGATATCAACCAGGAGATCTACGGCCTGCCCGGTTATCTTTCTGCCATTCCGTCAGCCCTGCTCAACGAGTCCGCCACGCTGTTCCGCCGTAAGTATTACATCAACGGCAGCCATGCAGGCTTCATCATGTACATGACCGACGCCGCGCAGAACCAGGAAGATGTAAACAATCTCCGTAACGCGATGAAAAGCGCCAAAGGTCCAGGCAACTTCCGCAACCTGTTTATGTACTCGCCTAACGGCAAAAAAGACGGGCTTCAGATTATTCCTCTGTCAGAAGTCGCGGCAAAGGATGAATTTTTGAATATCAAGAACGTGAGCCGGGATGACATGATGGCTGCGCACCGCGTGCCGCCGCAAATGATGGGGATTATGCCTAATAATGTTGGAGGGTTTGGGGATGTGGAGAAGGCGAGTAATGTTTTTGTAAGAAATGAACTAACATCATTGCAAAAAAGATTTGAAGAATTGAATATATGGTTAGGTAAAACTGTTATCAGTTTTGACGCCTACAAACTTGAATAATTATTTGAAAGGTGCCCTGGCACCTTTATCTATTGCACCTTGGATTAAACTTCCCTTCCACATAATTTACAACCTCAACAAATTCGCTACCATTTACCTCTCTAAAGCTAAAAACCCCTTTGCCATCTACGCATTTCTTTAAAACAAAATTTCCGTTATATTCTCCAACTACTATTTTTCCATCCAAGGTTTTCCATAGAACAGATGCAAACTGATTATGATAATTAATCCCTCCAAGAAAACTAGTAACTGACATAAAGAAAACCGTTAATATGGCATATACGAAATCTATATTAATCAAATCACCACTTCGTTCAAATGTTTTGCACAACGACATTACCACCAACCATGAACAAATACCAAAAAGACCACCATTAAGATAGTTAACTAAGTCTTTTTCCCCCCTCTTAAAACTTAAAAAAACTGAAAATATTGTTATGGCAATAAAAATCCAAAGAACATACTTAATTTTATTAAGTTTAATCGCACCATCATTCAAAATAAAATTAAAAACACCTATAATAATACTACCAAAATAGAAAAAAAGCTTTAAAGAAATATTCGCAACACTCGTTAAATCTAATGATATAAGTATTGCTGGATAACCAAAATAAACGGCCTCACCAAGTTTAAAAAAATATGCCAATATAAATAGCAACACCGTCAGTATTGTTACCAATGGAAAATCAAAGTTATTATTAAATTTAACCATACATTACAAGATTCCATTTTATTTTAATAGCGCCCACTTACGCAGACGCCCCATATTATTCTTTAATAAGAGTACCCCAATCTACATCAGATTCTGCAACTACAATATTAATTGAACATTGTATGCACTCCTCACTTATTCTCGTATAAGTGAAATATCTAGTTTTAACAATACCACTAAACGAAGACCGACTATTGTCATTACATATAGAGACAAAATCACCTACATTGGGAAGTAGAAGAAAAGGATTTTCTTCTGACGAACAGCCTACTATATCTCCGTCATCAATTGGTCTTGTGGACCCTTTAGGCAAGTATTGGTAATCATAGCTATATATCGTCTTCATAACCTATCATTTTCCATATCTAAAACTTCATAGAGGGACTAAATATCCTTCGCATTTTACATTTAGTCAATATTTTTCAATTCAATCTGTTATGTCATCCCGCGCGCTCGTATCCCCGCCACGCCTGCCCGCTTTATGTAGCGGTTTTCATGCGCCTGCATGACATAAGCAAAATCCCGCCACTCCTGGCGGGCCTCAGCTAAAACGATCCTCAAACGATCATGCGGATTCATGCGGCATAGACATGCACAATCTCCAAAGCGGGCATCGAGACTTTTTGGAAACCTACGTAACCACAGTTAATGTGTGCATCCTGTCTCGAATTGCATCACACGTCTCATCAAAAAGCTTGGTGATGGTTGTATGGTTCAACTCCGCCTCTTTCCAATAATTTTGCCCGTCAAATTCTGGATCGCTATGCTTAAACGATATTGACTCTGAAAGGCATTCCTTCCGGAAACGGTCCAAGATTATATAAACCTCTGGTGAGATGAACGGTTTGTTAGATTCAACACTTGTAACAAAAGTGTTAAATGCATCAGAAAAAACTTTCAACCTTCTAAATTTTCTCTCTTCAAATGGTTCGTTGGGGTCAACATGATCCAGCGCAGGCCTCAGCTTAAGCACGCTTTCTCTGGTTTCAAACATCGAATTCCAAATGAGACTATATGCTGATAACTCCTTATCAAAATACGCTTTCGTTACATAAACAGAATTGTCTAACTTAGCCTTTATTCTTTCATTAGTTGCACTCAGTTGTGATTGAAATTCAGCAATATCTTTGTTTAGCCGCGACTTATATCTTTCTAAATAAACTTTCCCGATCCAAACAAATATGCCAGATGCAACAAAAGACACCCCACCCAACGAAGCCAGAACTTTAAAGACTAAATCCATTGCGCCCCCACCTGCAAAAATAGTATTCCATTATAAGCTAATACATTTTTAATCAAACAGGGGATAATTCGCGTCAACCTCATCACTTCTCTGCTCTACCCTAGTGACTTCCATCAAAAACCCCAGGCCGTCATATAGCGAAACGGGGAATTCCAGCTCAAGCCAGAAGCAGTCTTCATAGATGCGGCCCAACCAAAAACCTCCGCCACACTCCTTTGGGCGTTGAAAGAAGACCCAGTCGCCAAGGGTTAAACGTTCCAGCACCTAGCCCCGATAAATAATCTGGTGATTACTGTCTTTTTTACCCATGGCTAACGCCTCGCTACTCTCGTTGTTCAACCTTGCTGACGTCAGATTCAAGTTCTTACATCAGGAACGTTCCTTAGTGCAGCCAGCTGTCGTCTTCCCAAACCTGTTGCATAATTTCCATCACCCGCTTTTTGTCTTCATCAAGCTTTAAGCCACTCAGCTCAACGCCGTTTGCCGACCCTTTACGGATGCGGATAGCGGTCTTGGGATAGATGGGTTGCAGGTTGCGGTAAAGCTCGGACTCCAGAGCGTCCAGGGTAGACTGGCTAATCTTCTGCTCTTTATCGATCATTATTTCAATGCGCATAAAAGTCACCTCAGCTGATGACATCCATTGAGCGGTTGTATTCGTGGCTTCTGATTTTTGCCATGAGTTCATCAGTCAATTCAGAAACCCACTGCAGGGCCAGCCCCTTCTCTTCATCACTACACTCACTAGCCGCTACAAGCTTAAGAAAAAAATCAATGCGCTGGAGCTTCAAAGACTCCAAAAAATAGTCCTGCATCTTTCCTCCTATGACACCGCAAACAATACTGTATAGATAACCACTGTTTATATTTACAGTATATGATAATCTTACTGATGTAAAACGTTTTTTTACGTTCATCAGCCTGATATGCCTGGTATTATTAAGAGCACGAATTGTTAACCCGCGTAATTAATACAGGTTCCGCCACTTATCATCTTCCTGCAAACGCTGGTTCCGATAGAAGACACGCAGGCCTGCTCCTGACGGAATACTGCCGCCGCGAAGGAGTAAATCGACCTCTTTCTCGCTGCCATCAAATCCTCTGGACTTCAGTTCATAGACGAGCTGCTGTCGTTGATGGTCTGTAATTCGCTGTTTGTAGTCTCTACGCCGTTTCGGTTTCACCAGGCGTAACCTTGCAGCCAGTTCCCGGCGCTCTTTTTTGTTCATACTGTGCAGGTAATCGTGCAACTCCTTGTCATCCATGTGGGTAATGTCCGTTCTGGTATCCCCATCAGCTGATTTGTCTTTCCCTTGTTGGTTCAAATTTTCAGCAAGGGGACAGTTATTGCCACGAGTCCAAGGGGCGCAAGCGCCCTGGTCGGCTGCCGCCTCCTGAACGTCAACGGCCTTACGAACCATTTTCCACTTCACTGCATGAGTGCAGATCTTGCCCTCTGCAATGGGTGACCAGATGCCATAAATACGAATACCGTGATCACCATAGGCGGTCGGCTCTTCGTTGATTTCATAAGCGGTTCTGATCAAGTGATATTTGCGGGGAACCAACACGCCGCCCTGCTTCATAATGTAGGTGGCAAAACAGCCAGCATCAGCAGCAGCCAGAATGGCATCAAGACGCGGATCATCCAGTACCGGCGCACCTGCTTTTTTGTCACCCTGCTGCCTTGCCGCCTGACCAGCCAGCAATCGCAGTTCACGGTAAGCCTGACGCCCCGGAATGCCAAAGAAGCGGAATTGCTGAACACGATGCAGAGACGCCCAGGCATTAACGTATTCAGCGTTATCACGCAGGGATTTACCCGTTTCCTTGCTGATCTCGCCAGCCAGACCACGCCCGTCAATGTTCTTACTGATGTATTTCGCGATGTAGCTTGTCGGCGTTCCTTTGCGCGGGTTAATCAGCTCAGACTTAAAGCGTGGCCCCGTGTTATTGCCCAGTTCCTCGCGGTCTTCACGGATGGCAAACTTACGCAGTAATGCAGTGATGGCGCGGCGGTCTTTTTTACGCATGAAGCACATGAGATGCCAGTGCACAGTACCGTCATGATGCGGCTCAGCCACCCGCACGCCATACCACCGCAATCCGGCTTTGTGCATCGCCTTACGAAATGCAGCAAACATGCCGACCAGATAATCACTGCTTTGTCTTACCGTCGCATTTGTCCAGGTCGGGTTTGGTCTGCCGTTATTGAGCGTGGAATGGAAACGTGACGGACAGGTGATGGTGTAGAAAACGGCGCAGTCACCGCGCATTTCCGCGATAAGCTCCAGACCTTTAACGCAGGCCATCATCTCATTGCGGCGATGTGCCGGGTTGCTGCTGCTGGCGTTTACCACATCTTCCATATCCAGCGTGTCTCCGTCTTCGTTCACCAGTTCATGAGAACGGAAAAACTCCAGCGACTTGCGGCGCTGCTCACGTTTATGCGTCACTGCTTCATAGCTGACATAGGGAGATGCTTTTTTGCTGACCAGACAGACAGCACGCAACTGCTCTTCCCGCCATTCGCAACGCATCTTCCACAATTTTCGATACCACCAGTCGGCGCAAAGCATACGTGCCAGCGAACCCGGTATGAGTTCATAGGGCACAGGTTTGCGGCGGTTTCTTTTCCGACGAAGTTTCTCAAACGCAGGCGGGATAACATCCAGACGCAGGGTTTCCGCAGCCACCTTTTCCCATGTCTTGCGGATTTCTTCTGGCTTAACGTCATCGGTGGCGTACAAATCACCACAAGCGGCCTCAAGACACATGCTCATATGCGCTGCTACCAGGGTGGACAGGCGTTTCACCTGATCCTGGCTCATTTCAGGCAGGATCAGCAGCCCCTCCAGCCCTTGATGGCTTGCCATAAAACGGAAAGAAACAGATAGCTGACTGTCACGTACACAATCCAGTCGCTCCAGACATGGCTTAATCGTCTCACGCAAATAGCGGGAATAAGCCTTTGGCCTGCCCAGGCTGCTGAAGTATTCGATACGTTGCATCAGCGGCTTGCTGATATGAGAAGGCTGGGCGCTGACATCTGCCAGAATGACCATGTCCGGGTTAAAACGCTGCTGCTCATGCGCCAGCTTTGCCCGGCTAATGAGCTTATCCTGCTCCATTTCGCGCTGGACAGGATCACGGGATTCATTAAAGAAATAACGCTCCCAGACCTGCTCACTCAGTGCCTCGCGGCGCAGTTGTTCCTGCTCGTTATCGGCAGCGTACAGAGTGATCAGGTTTGAAAGTGCAGACTCCGGCGCAACTTCCGCCGGATCCAGATAAGGGTTAATGGCCTTTTTCGGGCCGTTCCATGAAAATGCTGCGGCAGCCTCGTTAAAGCCGCTAGAGTTGCTCATATCGTCATGACTCATACACGCACCTCGTACACAGCAGAACTATCCACGCCACGCGAAGGATCAAATCCCATCCAGCAGCGCGACCCGGAAACAGCAATGATTTCTGTTGCAGATTTACTCTCGCCAGCTGACACGCCGATGCTGCGTTTTGCCTTGATGTAGTGGTGAGTGAAATTGCGATACAGCGAACGGATCAGGGATGTGTCACTGTTAGAAACAATGACCGGATGACCTTCTGATGATCGATATTCAAGAACGGATGCCAGGTGATACTGGTCATCTTCAGTGAAGCCGTCAGTGTGATAACCGGAAAACGTGCCGTCATACGGCGGATCGCAATACACCACATCCCCCGCCTTCAACATCGCCAGCGTTTCATCAAAGCTGGCGCAGATAAACGTTGCCCGCTGGGCTTTTTCTGCAAATGCGCGAATTTCTTTTTCAGGGAAATACGGATTTTTATAATTACCGTAGGGAATGTTGAAATGCCCGCTCTTGTTATAGCGACATAACCCACGGTAACCATGACGATTGAGATACAGGAAATATATCGCTTTCATGAAATCAGTAATTTCAGTTGAGTAATTAAACTCCTGCCTTATGTTGTAATAAGCTAGGTCACTGTTTGCTTCCTCAAACAAAGTTCTGGTCCGCGATATAAACGCCTCGCAATCAGCGGCAATCTTTTTATAGAGGTTGATTAAATCAGGATTAATATCCGCAACCAGATAGCTGGGGTAATCCGTCTCCATCATCACAGCACAGGAACCCGCGAAAGGTTCAACCAGTCGCGGGCCAGCAGGTAGGTATTTTTTCAGTTCGGACATAATTGCGGTTTTATTTCCCGCCCATTTCAGGATGGTGCTCATACAGCACCTCCGTTGTAATGTTTGCCTTTCAGCTCTGCGATTTCCTGACAGGTAATGCAAAGCTGCACTCCAGGAATGGCACGGCGGCGTGCTGGCGGAATTGGTGCTTCACATTCAATGCAAAGCACGCGAGACACGCCCGGTGTTTTGGCACGGGCAGCACGGATATGGCGCTGGCGTTCTTCTTCAACGCGCTGCTGTACGAGATCCATTGCATCAGCCATTAGTGGATCTCCTGCGCTTCGTTCTGGATTGCTTCAGCGGTCACACGCAGCAGTTCTGCTGCTTCGACGTGGTTTAGCTGGCGGGATGTGATATGACACGCCAGGCTATCAAGGCGGGCAGCCATTGCCTCAGCCCTTGCCCGACGTTCTTCAAGTCGGGCCTCTGTCAGTAAAAGATTAAGACCTGCATCATCCGGTCCGGTTTTAGTCGTGAGGGTTTCAATATTACGCATAATCAATTCTCCTGAATTTAGATAAAGGGATGCCCGGCGGGTTTACGCCATGAATTTTATTTATTGGTTAATTCGGCATGGTTAGCCGTCTGGGAAATAAGCTCACCACTGCACGAAAATGATTCATTGCTTTAATCAACTCCCGCTTTTCGTCAGTGGTCAGCTCATTAATGCTGATGCTATGACGTTCAGCTGGAATTTTTGCCATAAAGAATATGGCAGCCAGTGCTCGTTTATTTTGTTCGTTATTGATATCCCGTGGATCACGCATATCTTTAATAAACCGCTCAAGCTCTGACTCAATATTCAGGCCAAATACTTTCGCCCTTAACTCCGCAATGTGATTAAGTCCATTCAGGCGTTCACCGGGGCTTAATGGAACAGTCGCCGCAGCGCCATTAATTGCCATAATTCATATCCCCAAAACGCAACTATCGTTCTTTGTTCTTACGGTAACGTTCAAGAGGAGATACATTTTTTCGTATCGTTTCTTTAACCTGCTCTCCCCGTAAAAACGTCCCATCCCTTAGCGTGAAAAAGTAACTGCCATCGCCCGACAACGACGGATAACAACAGAGCAAATCATCTTCAGGTACTGAATAACTTTCCCCTCTGTAACGAAACTGATAAACCACTTCACTTTCCGCTGCATACATTTTGACTTTCTCGGTTTCCTCGTGGTCAATTCAGACAGCAATTCATCTTGTGAATGACATGGATGCCAGCGTTTACCATCCTCACCCATGATCCAGCCGTGACCGTAGTGCATTGCCGGGCTTTGTTTTACCAGCAGCGATGCAAATGATGGTTCTTTCGTCAGCATAAGCACCTCACAGCAAACCGAATGAAGCACCGAGGCCAGTTACGGTATCAACTGCACTCGCCATCGCAGGGTTAGCCTGTAAACGGGCCTGCAATGAAACAGCAGCCAGTGCCATCAGTCGTGTTACAGAGTTAATGCTGCTGATGGCATCACGACGACCTGCACTGGTTTTTACATCGCCAGATACCGCACCTGCAGCAACACGCCCGATCTCTGCGGTTGCACTCATGACGTAATGTGGCAGTTTCTCTTTTGCCACCTCATTAATCGGTACACATGGCAGACAATGAATCTGTGCCAGAAAACCGTCTACCAGCGTTGAATCTTCAGTCAGATCGGTAAGCAGCCAGATTTCTGGTGCGGTTAATAAATGAGGTTGAGCTGGGTTCAGCTTGTTCCGCAGAATCTGCACATTCATGCCTGCACGTTCTGCCAGTTGCACCAGGTTGTGGCGCAGTGCGAATGCACGACAGGCTTCATCAAAATGTGGATGTTTGGAAACTTGGTAATCAAACATGGTTTTCAACTCCGAACTTATCGCAAAATCGAACTCAGCGTCTTATTGTGAAAATAGACGTCTATTAAGCAGACAAAGCATCAACAGTCAGAGCAGCCAGGTTAATCATTACCTTTTCACGTTTTTTGTCTTTACGAAGACGATGACGAGGTAGTCGGCCATCAGCCAACATGTCGTTAATCGTATCAATAGAAAGGCCAGTCAGTTCGCTATAACGTTCGATTGTGACATGTGGTGTATTCAGAGTAATTGAAATGTTAGGTGTCATAAGGCAACATTCCTTCTAGATATGGCTTGTGGCGAGCCGTTGTTTGTCGTGATTAGTAGTGAAGGCTCCAAAAGAACACTTCTGGTTCAACTTTAAGATCGCTTTTGGAATCTGTCAACGAATTTTGGATTTCTTTGGAGGACTTGTGGATTTCAATAGCGGCGGTAAGAAAGCCATAGAACGTTTAGTTGAAGCATATGGGTTCGGTACCCGTCAGGCTCTCTGTGATCATTTAGGTGTTTCTAAGAGCACCATGGCAACGCGCTATATGCGTGATATTTTTCCAGCAGATTGGGTAATCCAGTGCGCCCTTGAAACGGGCACCTCGCTTAATTGGCTAACAACAGGGCATGGTTCAAAGCAAGCATCAGCAAATACAAATACTATAGAAGTAGAAAAATATTTATTGTCTGATGGAGCATTGCAGAAAGACGGTTTTTATATTTTTGATAAGGGATTTCTACCCTCTACGTTTAAAAAACCTTTTGTCATCACAGATAACAATTCTGAATTTATTTGTGATAAAGAATTTGATGATATACGTGATGGTAAATGGGTAATAAGTATTGATGGCGAAATAACGATCCGTGACATTACTCGTTTACCCGGTGGAAGAATCTTCGTCGAGGGTGGAAACAGAGCCTTCGAATGCAAGATAGAAGACATTGAAATAATTGGTAAAATTATAAGTTTAACAGTCAAGTATGTTAAATAGTACCGGGAGGAAACTATGCTTGGTAAGGTATTTTTTGTGGTTTTGTCATGTTCTTTGTTATTAAACCCACTAACTACCTATGCTAGAAATTATCCCTGCTCAGGGAAAAAGGGAGGTGTTTCTCACTGTACCTCAGATGGCAAATTCGTTTGCAATGATGGAACTATTAGTAAATCCAAAAAAATCTGTACTAAAAACTCACGATAACTTTTGCTTTTATATCTGCGTCTAAAATAAAAATGAGCCGCATGTTAACCGCAAAAGTTACATGCTCACATAGCAAAAAGAATAGCCAACTTCATTATGGCTTCAGTGAGATGTATGGTCGTAGGATTTCATACATTGACACTGGTTATACATACAGTAAAAATGCTCTCTACTGGAGGGCATTTTTTATGGCAGTACGAAAACTCACCACAGGGAAATGGCTTTGCGAATGTTACCCCGCCGGAAGAAGTGGGCGTCGTGTGCGTAAACAATTCGCCACCAAAGGCGAAGCTCTGGCTTTTGAGCGTCACACGATGGAAGAAACCGAATCAAAGCCCTGGCTGGGCGAATCAGTGGATCGTCGAACCCTGAAAGACGTGGTTGAGCTATGGTTCAAATTACATGGTAAATCTCTGACTGCTGGGCAGCATGTCTATGACAAATTGCTGCTGATGGTTGACGCTCTAGGCAATCCTCTTGCAACCAATCTCACCTCTAAAATGTTTGCCCACTATCGAGATAAACGCCTGACAGGTGAGATCTACTTCAGCGAGAAATGGAAGAAAGGAGCCAGCCCGGTCACCATTAACCTGGAGCAAAGCTATCTAAGTAGTGTTTTTAGCGAACTATCCCGCCTGGGCGAATGGTCGTATCCAAACCCACTGGAGAACATGCGAAAATTCACCATCGCAGAAAAAGAGATGGCATGGCTTACCCATGAGCAGATTGTTGAATTGCTGGCTGATTGCAAACGTCAGGACCCAATTCTGGCACTGGTAGTTAAGATATGCTTAAGCACAGGCGCACGTTGGCGTGAAGCCGTAAATCTTACCCGCTCACAGGTGACCAAATACCGAATTACCTTTGTAAGAACGAAGGGGAAGAAAAACAGAAGCATCCCTATCAGTAAAGAGCTTTACGAAGAGATCATGGCGCTTGATGGGTTCAATTTCTTTACAGACTGCTATTTTCAATTTTTATCCGTGATGGAAAAAACGTCTATCGTGCTCCCTCGCGGTCAACTGACACACGTTCTGCGCCATACGTTTGCGGCGCACTTCATGATGTCGGGTGGAAATATCCTGGCCTTACAAAAAATTCTCGGGCATCACGATATAAAAATGACTATGCGTTACGCACATCTGGCACCGGATCACCTGGAAACTGCATTACGGTTTAATCCGCTGGCAACACTACCAACATCAATAGCAAGTTTTTGAAAATGCGTATTTTGCCCTGTTGAGCTAATATTCTTTTTTTTCACATGGAGCACTATCAATGAATAAGTTTCAGCATCAGGGAGCGGAATTGCGCAACAGAGCCAAAGAATTGGCTTTATCCGTACTTAAAACTCACCCAGATGCCCAAAAAAACGGCAACGGCGTTAAGCAAGCTGAGGTATTTCGTCTAAGCGGCCTCGATTGGGGAGAAAAACGGAAAGCAACAAGTTCGAACCAACAATATTGGGTTGTTGCACTATTGCGTGAACTAGAAGAGGAGGGGTTAGTCGAACAGATTGAAGATAGAGGCCCCTGGCGTTTAAGGTAA